AATTTTTAGGCAACGACAATGAACTCGACAACCTAAACACCTGCCACGCGATACTCAATTACATGATCACAAAAATGCAGCTCAGACGCAACGAGAACGACATCGAACTTTTAAACGAGCCAAATTTACAGCCGATATTTATGGCGTTTACAAATGCCCTCGACGGTTGGAAGTGTGACATTGAACTCAGCGTTCCAAACGACCAATTCTCAGTTTGTTGCGATGGAAACTAAAATAGTTCAACAGGCCCTTAATGATTTTGGCGCGTCAGTTGTAGAGCGAGCGCAAGCCAATTTAAAACGAGGGGGCAAATATGGCACCCACAACGCAAGCGGCAACCTATCGAGGTCGCTCACGTTTAAAACAAAGATAAACCCGAACTCGTTGGAGTTTGATTTCTTTGCCGAGTCTTACTGGAAGCTATTGGACTACGGAACAACAGGAAGCCAATCGAGTAGAAAGGCCCCACAATCGCCATACAAGGCCAGCGCGTCAACAGGTGCGATTGATAAGTGGGTGGTTAGAAAGGGATTGAAAGGCACCCGAAGCGCAAGCGGTCAATTTACAAGCCGCAAATCGATGGTTGCAGCGATAACCCGCTCGATAAATAAAACAGGAACGCCCGAGACGAAGTTTTTTAGAAACGCCTTTGATTTAGAATACCAAAATTTTGATGAGGTCATCGCTGAGAAGTACGGCCTCGATTTAGAATCATTTTTAAAATACGTAGTAAATGAAAATATTAAACGTTAGAAGCCCCTATTTTTTGCGAATCTTAGAATCTACTCAAGTGGCTGCGCAAGTTAAGTTATACATTTGGCATAAAGGCGAAACGCAACCAACCGAGCCTAATTATACCCTTGAGAAAAAAATCCCTTCGTCAACTCAAAGGATGATTTATTTTAACATCGCGCCATTTATAGCTGAGCAAATCAACCCAATTGACGCCGAGATTGAGATAGGCCCTCAAGAGGAAAACGATAACACTTGGGTATATGTGTACGCTGAGACTTACTACCAACTCGCAGGCGATAACACTTGGATTCCATATCTTGAATATAATTTTATAGGCGTTACAGGTTTCACTTCCTACATGGGTGGCTATAATCAGTTAACCGATACAAAAGTTCACTACTTGACAAACGCCGATATCACTTATTATTTTGATGAGGTGTTGCCACAAAGCGAAATCCCTTACTATAACGTGTTGATTGACCACGATGGCGAGTCTATAACTCGAGCAAATTGGCAGAATTTAAGAACAACGGGAGTAACCTCGCAAATCATTTTAGACGATAGCGATCCCGAAGACATTTATATGTTTAAAATACCCGCTAAAAACTCAGCTATCTCGGACCATAACTTCGGTAATAATGTGTATATCACAACGGAATTATTTGAGGAGGATTTGCCAAAGGTTAAAATGATGCCAATTTGCGAGGCAAAATATACGCCAGTAGTGTGCGAGTATTTGAATCGATACGGCGGCTGGCAGTTCCTTACATTTTTCAAAGCTCAAACAAATAGTTTGCAGGTTGAAAACTCGACCTTTCACTTATTGCCCGATGAGTTAAATTATAACCCGCTTCGCAATCAGTTTCAATCGTTCAATTTCAGCGGTAAACAATCAGTCACTTTGAATACGGGGTGGGTTGATGAGAACTACGCCAATTTAATCAGCGATTTGATGCTCAGCGAAACCGTTTTATTGGACAACAAACCCGTAAACGTGAAGACAAAATCGACTGCGCTTAAAACTCGCCTCAAAGACAAAAATATCAACTACACTGTTGAATTTGAGTACTCGTATAACCTTATAAACGACGTTATATAAATGGTTGCATTATACATATACGACTTTGACGGCCAAGCGGTCAATCGAATTGAGCTTTTTAACGATGAGAAAATAAGCGTTACATCAAGCGTTCAAAACTTCAACGATATTGGTAAGCTTTTTACCGACTATTCCCAAACGTTTACCGTGCCAGCGAGCAAACACAACAACCAAATTTTCAAACACTGGTACGAATCAGCCGTCGGACTTACAAGCGATGAGAATCCTCTTAATGTCGAGGGAGCTTTCGACCATAGAATCAAATACTTTGGATATATAGAGATTGACTCAATCCCATTTCGAGACGGCAAATTTGTAATGCAAAAGGCCAATAAGAAAAATAATTTTATCGAGAGCTATACGATTAATTTCGTAGGTAATTTGGTGCAGCTCAAGGACAAATTTAAGGAAGACAAATTAAATAGTTTAAGTAATTCAAATGGAGTAAATTATTACGATCAATTAAATTTTGATTATAACTTATCTAATGTTTTTTTTAGATCTTCCGTCAATGCCAGTTATGACATTAGATTTCCATTAGTAGGTAATACTCGTCGATTTGAATTAAACACAAATAGTCCAGAAAACGACATTAGTTTGTTAAGTGGAGGAATTAAATACACTGAGTTATTTCCTGCAATAACTATAACAAAAATTTTAGAATATATTCAATTAACATACGGATTAACTTTTACAGGAGAATTTTTAAATAGTCAAACTTTTAGTAAATTACATTTATTTTGCAAAAATGCTGATGAAATGATACCCGTTTCAGAAATGAAGAGGATAAATTTTACAAGCAAAGATAGTGACTCAACTGTTGATTTAGCAACTGATGTTTTAACCGTGCAAAGAATACAAGTGTTAATGAATCAACAAGGAGGGGGAGGACAAACCGTAACCGCTTTTCCTGATAAATCCGTTTATTCATTAACTATTTTCGCCCCTGTCGGAGTTGTTTTTAGCTTATATGTTTATAATAATGGCGCTCTTTTTACTAGTTTTTTAGATATAAGTGTTGCCAACGTAAATTTAGGATATACAGTTGTTTTTTTAACTAAGGTTGGATTTTTTACCGATACTTATAATTTTACTTTTTTTATAAATTCTAATGAAACCTCAGTTACATTCACTTCAAAACTTACTGCATACCATACATATTTTCAAAATAATATTTTTTATAATAGATCCGTATACGCTTATGGTTCTCAACAAGTAGCTCCATTTATTTTAAGTATAAGGAGTTATATTCCAGACATTACTGTAAATGCTTTTTTAACGGGATTAGTTAAAATGTTTAATTTAGTAATCATACCAAAAAACGAAACTGAATTTGAATTTATACCAGTTGAATTGTGGTATCAAAATGGAAATGAAATTGATTTGACCGAATACGTTGAAGCTGAAAATATAGAAATTAGTAAGCCTAATTTGTTCAAAAAAATAGATTTTAAACACGAAAAATCTGAAAATATTTTAAATACTAATTATAGAAATTTTAACGAAAATCAAGAGTATGGAGATTTGTTTTTTGACAATCCTAACTCAGCATTTACTGAAATTTACGAAGTTAAAACACCGTTTGAAGATGTAATGTGGGAGCGTACTACTGGAACAAATTTTTTAACTACAACTATGTGGAATAAGGATAGGCAACCATATACTCCAAAGCCTATTTTAATGTATTTAAACGGTAGTGAAAATTTAGGAGAAAATTGGTATATGATTGATGGATTAGGAAATTATGGTCAATCATTAAATTATATAAGATTTTCAAACGAGATACAACTTGCTGCAACTGATTTAAGTTATTTGCAAACTTTAAACTGGGGTTCTGAAAATTCAGTATGGAACTTGAATAATGCGCCAAACGGTTTGTATCAACAATTTTATAGCCAGTATATAAACAACCTATACAATCAAAGAACTCGCGTTTTAAAAGTTAAGGCTCACTTAAATACATTTTTACAGACTTCTATTAAATTAAATGATCGTATTATTTTATCAAACAAACGCTACTTAATAAACACAATGACAACCGAACTTACAAGCGGAGAGGTAAATTTGGAATTGATTAACGATTTTAGAGATTCGTCTCAAAACACAACTTACTTAAGATATTCAAATATTCAAATTTTAGAACTAGACAACACGGCTCAAGAGGTGCAGTTTATAATTTATTTAAATAACTACGATTTTTTTGATATGAAAAATCCAGCGGGGTTTTTAAGCTATCCAATCACAACTAATAATGATACCGATATTTTACTAAACGTTACAATACCCGCCAATGCAACAGCAGCCGATAGGATTGACAATGTAATAATGGAATACTATAAAAATGGAGTTTCAACAGTAATACAAATACCAGTACTACAATATGCTTAACAATATACTACAAATGCTCCAAATAGCGGAGCAATACGAGAACAACGAGACGATATCTATTGCCAAGGGGCGATACGAATACACGCGCAACTATTTACAACTATTTAAAAAGGCAATCAAATGGCAATAGAGAAGGTTATAGACATAAAAGTACAAGGCAACGTCAACGAGGCCGTTGGCTCTTTACGCTCACAACTTAGAGCAGCTCAACAAGAGGTTGCCGCTTTGTCCGATAAATTTGGAGCAACGTCAGCCGAAGCGGTTAACGCTGCAAAAAGAGCGGGAGAACTTAAAGACCGAATCGGAGACGCAAAGGCGTTGACTGACGCGTTCAATCCCGACGCTAAATTTAAGGCTTTGACCTCGTCTTTGTCGGGTGTTGCTGCTGGGTTTTCAGCGTATCAAGGTGCGCTCAATTTGGCGGGTGTTGAAAATAAAAACTTAGAGGAATCACTTTTAAAAGTGCAAAGCGCGATGGCTTTATCGCAAGGATTGCAAGCAATTGGAGAAAGCCGCGACTCTTTTAGACAACTCAAGGCCGTTGCAGTTGACGCGCTCAAAGGAATTAAAGCGGGAATTGGTGCAACTGGTATTGGTTTGCTCGTTGTTGCGTTGGGGACTATTGCAGCGAATTGGGAGGATATTGTATCGGCTGCAAAAGAGGCGTTCCCTGCGCTTAATAACGTTGGTAATGTTTTCAACAAATTAAAGGAGTACGCATTTGGCGCGGGTAATGTAATTAAAAACTACATTTTAATGCCGTTCAAAGCGTTAGGCCAATTGATTGCGGGAGATTTTAAAGGCGCAATTGAGGAGATTAAAAAAGGCTTTGATGTAGTTGGAAACTACGAGGCAGGAGCAGCCAAAGAACGTCAAAACCAAAGAGACGAAGCGGCAGCCGAGCAGTTGGCTAAATTGGTAAAAGACAACGAAAACCGAATAGCAGTTTTAAAAGCAAGTGGCAAAGACACCTACGCTTTAGAACTTGAGAATTTAAAAAATAAGCAAAAGCTATACAAAGACGATCAAGAGAAACTTGACCAAGTGTTGCAAGACGAGCGCGTTTTGCGAGCCACACACGGCAAACAATTAGCTGACAAAGCAAAAGCAGACCAAATTGAAAAGGAAAAAAATGCTAAAGAAGAAGCTGAAAAATTAAAAAAATCACTTGAAGAGCAGAATAAATTAAGAGAAGAGGCTGCTGAAAAATTAAGAGATATTCAAAGGGAAAATTCTTATAAAGCTATGGACGACATTGAAGCGGCGGCAAAAGCAAACGCTGATATGTTATTAACTGAGCAAGAGTTAGCTATAAAAAATGAAAACGACGCTTATAAAATAAGATATGATAACGCGGTAAAAAATGGATTTGACACTGAGGAGTTAGAAATTCAGAATTTGAATAATATTAATGATATTAATAGAAAATTTCAAAAAGAAAAAGAAGACGATGAGAAAGCAAATGCAGACGCTATAATTGAAATTGATAAAAGAAAAGCCGCAGCCCGAGAGGCTTATTTATCGGCAGGAAGTACGGCTTTAAAAAATGCTGCTGCAATAGCGGGAGAGGCTACTGACACAGGTAAGGCTTTAGCCGTTGCAGCAGCAACAATTGACACCTATCAATCGGCAGTAAGTTCTTATAAATCATTAGCAGGTATTCCAGTTGTAGGGCCAGCATTAGGTTTTGCGGCAGCAGGTGTAGCAGTTGCAGCAGGTTTAATGAATGTCAAAAAAATATTAGCAGTTAAAACACCAAAAGGAGGGGGAGGCGGAGGTGCTCCAAGTGATCCAGGTAGAGGGGCAGCCATTGGAGGAGCAACAGCCCCTCAATTCAACGTCGTTGGCTCAACAGGCGTCAACCAATTAGCGGGCGCAATAGGCAATCGAGAGGCGGCACCAGTGCAAGCCTATGTAATTTCCCAAAACGTGACAACCGCTCAATCTCTCCAACGCAATCTAATTCAAAGCGCAACGCTTGGGGGGTAATATTTTAGGGTTATAACCTTAAAAAACTATAAAATTTTAAGGTTATAGGTTGAAAAAAGGGTTTAAATATTCAATCTAAAGATTGAAAACGAAAAAAAGTTTATAACAAACAATTAAAAATCAGTTATTAAGTTATGGAAACGTATGAAGTAAGATTTAACGAGGAGGAAAACGAGGGCGTTTATGCCGTTTCGTTGGTATCCGATCCTGCGATTGGGGTGCAATTTGTGACCTTATCAAAGCAAAAAGAGTTGAAACTCGCAACGATTAACGAGGAGCAGCGCATTTTGTTAGGTGCGGTATTAATACCAAACCAGCCGATATATAGAAACCAAGACGGACAAGAGTTTAACATCGTATTCCCAGCGGAAACGATTAAGCAAGTACAACAAAATTTCAGTCGTCAAGGATATCTTAACAACTCAACGATTGAACACTCAGGCCAACAAATTAACGATGTGACTTTTGTTGAGACTTGGATAAAAGAAGACGAGGTACACGATAAGTCGGTACGCTACGGATTTAACGAGCCAGTTGGAACGTGGTTTGCTGCTATGAAAGTAAACAACGACGAGATTTGGAACGACTACGTTAAGACTGGAAAAGTAAAAGGCTTTTCAATCGATGGCGTTTTTGATTTAGAGAAAATTAATTTAAATAGTGAATATAGTATGAATTTAGAAAGCATCGTTAACGCGATAAAAGATGGTTTCGCTTCGGTAAAACTATCGAACGAGACCGAGCAAGTGGAGGCCGTAGAAATTACAATGGCTACCATGATGCTCAAAGATGGTGTTACCGTTTTAGAGGCTGAATCATTTGAAGCAGGACAACCTGTTATGATTGTAGCCGAAAATGGTGACAAAGTTCCCGCTCCAATTGGAGAACACGAACTTGAAGACGGACGTATTTTGGTAATTACCGAAGAGGGTATCATCGCCGAGATCAAAGAAATGGAGGCCGAAACTGAGGTTGAGGTAACCATCGAGCAAGACGTTGAAATGTCAAACGAGGATTTGGTTAAACAAATCGTTACCTCTATGAGCGTTGAAGTAGCTAAACAAATCGAGGCTATCCGCACCGAATTGTCAGCTCAAATCGCTGAGGTAAAAACCACTCAAGTAGATGTAAAAGCGTCAACAAAAGCGAAACCCGAAGTAAAAGAGGTTTCAAACACAAACGTGAAAATGACACGCACACAAAAAATTCAAAATAATCTTAAAAACTTAAACTAATGCCTACTACAACAACTGTATCATCTAACTACGCTGGCCGCGATGCTGGTGTAATCATTGGTCAAGCGTTCAAAACAATTGACACAATTGAAAAAAATGCGGTAACAATCGCAGAAAACGTAAACTATAAATTGTCTTTACGTAAAATCGCTTATACTGACGGAACTACCGCTTATACTTGCGGATTTGCTCCTGCTGGATCAATCGTATTGAACGAGAACTTAGTTGAGCCGTTCAAATTTAAAAATGACTTTGACGTTTGTAAAGAAGATTTCCGTGCTACTTGGTCTGATGGGATCATGGGTGCAGGTGCTGCTAACTCAACCGCTCCTTCTGACATCATGGACGCAATCCAAGCAGAGGTTTTGGGTGCTATCGGTGAGAAATTAGAGACAGACATTTGGCAGTCATCTACAAACTTCGACGGCTTCTTGACTTTGTTCGCTGCTGACGGAGATGTAAACAAGCCAACTGCTGACGCCGTTGTAAGTGAGTCAAACGTTTTGGCTAAGTATTTGAAACCAGCTTTGGCTGACGTTCCAACTGCTTTGAAAAACAAAGAGTTAGTTTTCGCCGTATCTCCTGACGTTGCAGAGGCTTATAGCTTCCACTTGTCTACTCAAGGAATCACTTACGGAATGGGTAACACTGACTTCCCTTTAACTTTCGGACGTCACTCAATCACTGTATTGAATGGTTTACCTGACAACACCGTTGTTATCTACGAGCGTAAAAACTTAGTTTTCGCTACAGGTTTAACTGCTGATCACAATCAAGTAGCTATGGTTGACGAAGACGAAATCGGTCTATTGACTGGTAAAGTAAGAGGTAAAGTTGTATACAACGTTGGTGTTGGATACTACAACCCTGAGGAAATCGTTTACTTGACTTACGAAGCATAATACTAATAAAGACCGCCTCTTAATTGGGGCGGTTTTAAATACCAAAAATCAATATGGCCTGTTTAATAACAAAGGGTAAATTATTGGGTTGCAAAGACCAACGCGGTGGAATCAAAAATTTGTATTTAGCAAATTTCGCCGAGTATGGGTACACTATTGCCGCTCAAGTATTGACCGACTTAGGAGATCTCGCAGAGGTTTTCAAATATGAAGTAAAGGCTACCACAAACGCCTTGACTGAAACTGGTACCGTGTCGGAAGACAACGGAACATTTTTAAACGCACAATCTTTGGCCGTAACTTTGCCAAAATTGAGCGCAGACTTACAAGCTCAAATCCAATTGATTTGCGCAGGACGCCCTCAAGTATTTGTTGAGGACTACAACGGAAACATCATGCTAATTGGGTTAACCAACGGCACAATGTCAAACTGCACAAAAGTAACAGGCGGAGCAGGTGGAGACCTTAGCGGTTACACCTTGACAATCGCTGCTGAGGAGTCAAACTTATCTCCATTCTTAAATTCAGCGATGATAACTGCGCTTTATGCGTTAGTTTCTGAAGACGTTGTTTCTTAATTTCTTTCATAGTTTTGTCTCATTAAACGCTCCTTTCGGGGCGTTTTTTGTTACAAATCAAATAAATTCAGTTATATAAGTATGTGGACATTCAATTTAACTGCGCCTTATCAATTTCGTTGCATCCCAAGAGGGTACAATAGTGGCGAAATAACGTTTTTATTAAGAGACGAAACGCGCGACATCACCTACACAATCGAAACGACTGCCGTTTATTACCAAAACAACGTCTTGGTTTTGATTTTTAACACGCCAATTTTAAAAGAGGGGCAATCGTTTGAGGTTACAATCAACGAAGACGACGAGCTTATATATAGAGGCAAGGCTTACGCTACGGCTCAAACTGATTTGGAAAATTTTGAACTCAATAACGGAGTTTTAAAAGTATAATTTATGGACAAACTACAAGTAATTAACCTATCGAATTACATTCGCCCTGAGATTAAAGAGGTCGCGGGTAAAAAGTGGGTATTAAACGGAGAGAAAAACTCATTTTATCAAACTATAATTGACGCCTATAACGGATCGCCTACAAATTCGGCGGTCATCGACAGTTATTCGCAGTTCATTTATGGTAAAGGATTGACCTCAAAAGACAAAGCCAAAAAGCCGAGCGAGTGGGCCGCGATTATGTCGTTGCTTTCTAAGAAAGATTTGCGTAAAATATGCAAAGATTTCGAGATGTTTGGCGAGGCGTCGATTGAGCTTAAATATATCAATAATAAAATTCAACGTTGCTTTCACGTTGCCAAACAACGCATCGCTCCCGAAGTGGCGAACGATGAGGGCGACATCACTGGGTATTACTACTCTTATGATTTCAGCAACGTAAACAAATATAAACCCGAACGCATCGACGCATTTGGATACGGCGAGGGAATGGGCGAACGCTCCGAAATTTATGTAATTCACGATTACCAAGTTGGGCAATTTTATTATAGTAACCCTTCGTATGTGTCGGGCCTTTCGTGGGCAGCTATGGAGAACGAGATTTCGAACTATTCCGTTAATCATATTCAAAATGGGTTGAG